AACGGCCCAGCATTGAACGAAGGTGCGGCGGCTCCCGATAGCAAGTCCACTATCGCGATGACCAAGCAGACGTACATGCAGCACTTCGGCAAGACCAAGCGCATCACCTTGGAGCAAGCCGCCTCTCAGCAGTACGCCTCACCTCAAGGTCTGCGAGATGAACTCCAGTCCAAGATGATGAACGAGATGAAGCTGGACTACAACCGTACTGCCTACTGGGGCAAGGCATCGCAGGACCTCAATGACGTCAACGGTGAGATGCGGACCATGGCTGGCCTGCGAAGTGAAATAGTCACTAACGTCGTCGATGCCGGTGGACTACTCACGTACAAGGGCTTTCTCGGCTTCGTCGAGCGGGTATTCCAATATCACGACAGCGGCAGCGAACTCGGCCTCATTTGTCCTGCCATGGTCATCAATGCCATCAACGCTTGGCAGCACCAGTTCATGATGGTCGGACCCACTGAAAAGATGTTTGGCATCAAGACGCGCATGGTGCAGACCGGCTTTGGCGACCTGCGTCTCATCCATGACAAGACCCTCGAAACCCTCACCGGCCAGACTCGCGGCTTTGGCCATATCGCATTCGCAGTAGACTTTGCCAATGTCGAAATCGTCTTCCTCCAGGGGAATGGCTTCTCCTATGGTGAACCCACTGTCCTGGAAGATGTCATCAAAGATGGGGCTGGCCGCATTGTTGACCAGACCCGTATGATTTGCGGACTCAAGGTGCGTCACGAAAAGAAGCACGGGGTCCTGCAAAATGTCACCGACTACACGGCACCCTGGTAGCCAGTAGTCCAACAACTCGCCAGGGCTGGACAACATGGTTCTGTTCTCCCCAGCCTGGGTTGAGCGGGGGCAGGTGGTATATGCGGTGCCGCCTGCCCCCACCGTTGACAGCACCGCACCACCTGTTAGTCACTAACTTCACCGCAAAGGAAACCACACCGCATGACCGCAACTATCCCCGACAACGTCGTAGCCGAATACCTCGCCGACCCCAGTAACGGCCTCTCCCTCCTCTCCATGGGCGACCCCATGATCCACCGCCCGGGCCTGCCTATCAGGGAGTACTATTGCCTCACCTACCCGGGTCTCACCAAGCAAGTCCACTTCGTCAACCCCAAGCCCGTGAGCGGCAACAAGGACGCCATCATCACTGTGCAGATGCGCTTCTCCACCGTGCCCAAGACCATTGCCCCCGGGCAGAATGTGTCACTCGGTGTGCTGCGTACCAACAACCCACTGTGGATCAAGGCTATCAACGACTCCCGCGATGCCGAGATCGCCGAAGGTGGCGTAGCCAGTATACTCGTCGCCGAAGAAATGGTTGAGGCCACCAAGACGCACGCCCAGCGGATGGCCGACCGCATCGTGGACGAGACCACGTCAACGTTGAACCCCCTCATACGTGAGCAAAAGTCCCGCCTCAACGCGCAGGAAGCCGAACTCAATCGCCTACGTGCCATCGTGGCCAAGCTCAGCGCCGACAAGGCCGTGACTACTCCCAGTGACGAACTCGCGGTTGACCCCGACATCGACCTCGACGCCATGGCCAGCGGCGATGCCCTAGGTGACGCCACCGCAGAACCCACCGACGAAGCCACTGCCAAGTTCCTCAAGCCTGCCCAACCCGATGACGATGCCATGCTGGAGGAGGCACGCAAGGCCAGGAGACGCAAGTAGTACAATAACTAAGTCAACAGGTCGGCAGGCCGACACAACGCCACGACAGGGAGGTAGCCGCCATGCTATATAGCGCCTATTGGAGATTCCTCGTTAACTATGACGAATCCGCCGTTGGCGGCTACCCCCATGATTGGCAGTTCTGGTACATAGTCCTGCCGCATTTTTGCAATGAGGTATACAACAGGCACGGCAAGGGCTACTTTAATACCACTGCATTTAGTATCCCGATCCCCGCTGGTGACAACCGCATTGTCCTGCCACAGGATGTGCTGACTATAGAAACGCATGGTGCATTTATTACAGGTGCGCCACTGCTTGGCAATAACATCAACTGGGCCGGGTATGAGATCACGCCCAATAACGACATACCCGCCATTGGTGCAGTCACCGAATGGAACGAGCACGCCGACTACCCCAAGCCTGCGAATGGCTACCCGTCCACGTATCGCATTGCCGCCGCGCTTATACCGGAACTGCCACCCGGGGACGACAGTGAGGGGGATTACAAGGTTATAGTTCTCAACTGCCCCGCGACGGATGGTCTCACTCTACGCCTCAAGTACGTGCAACGGCCACCTATACCCGCGCACCCACTAGGCGTATGGAGCGACACTAACCTATCTCTCTACATTCCCAACCAGCTTATACCTGTACTCGCACTGCTCCACCGCGCGTACATCTTTGGGGATCGTGAGGCAGGTAATCAAGACAGCCGCTTCGACCGGCAGATGAAACGCTTCCTGGGCGCACTTGAGACATTGAATCCTATCATGGCGGCATCACCCAGCGGCCATCACATGGTGAACTCGCGTTAGTCACTAACCGCCATGGCTGACTCCAAACCTCCCGCTTACATCCCGCTCATGGGCGTAGTGACCCAGGTGAATCCCAGTGCCCCGCCACCTGCCGCCGTGCATTGCCATAACTTTCGCGTGATGCCCAGCACTGATGGGTCACTGTGGTTACGGCTATTCGGTGGGCGTAAATGGCGTGCCTCATTCGCGTCTGGCCTGTGGAAGCAATTCCACGAGTACCGCGACCCACTCTACGCCGGTTACCTCAACCAAATACGGCTCAAGATCACCGGCAACCTCATGGAGTGGTGGTCATTGTACCTAGGCAGTTGGGACGGGGCGAAGATCCTCACCATTCCCACTACTTATGGTGGTTCCTATTGTCTAACCCGCCCTGCCCCGGTGTGCAACACCAACGAGGGCATCGTCATGTACAACGGGATGGGGTTACGCGAACCCATCATTGGCTCTGGCTCATATCCCGCACTTAGCATCTGGCTAGCCGACGTCAACCAGTTAATGTACGTTGGCCTTGACTGTTACGTTCCATTCCTTGGTCCGCACCCGTATGTGACGTCCACTGCCGGGACGATGACGATACTCAATGAGATCACCTACTACGTCGGCATACACAACGACAGGTCCTACCACTTCTCCAATGTGATCAAAGCTGGCGTCGTCACCGCAGGCACTAATGTCGGTGTGCGCTTCGACCAGCTTAACAACATACTCATGAAGAACCACGGCCCCTATGAGCAGGGGCGGCAGAAGTATGTGTTTTATGCCACCGTGGATTTGCAGAACGCCGAAGTCGGCTACCTCATGATGGACCCCGCCGACCCGACCCGGCCCATCACTGCCGACATTACCGCAACGACCATCACCATACCCAACTACGTGCTCGACGTGTTCAAGGAAGCCCCGGTAGACAACTTCCCGCCACGGCCCATGCGGTGGATTGCCCCCGTCGAAGGCCGCATCTATGGCGCACTAATGCCCGGGGCGGGGCTATCACCCACACAGCCTGACTTCTCGTACATGTCGCCGACGCATTATCTGTCTGGGATCGTGTGGAGCGCCGCCGCCAGTGATGTTAGTGAAACATTCTTCCTGGGTGCCCCCGAGCACGCATGGCCACTGGATAACTTTCGTGCCACCCCCAATGCCGAACAGCCCATCTGGGGCGCACGGTCACCGGAGGGTAAGTCGTTGCATGTGGTGACCGAGACAACCAACTTCATCGTCTTCGAAGACATTGACGAACGCCATAGTTTCACAGAGATACCCGGGCGCTACGGCATCCGCAACACCTACACCTACTGTGAGAGAACCCCGCATGGGTCAATATGGGAAACCCAAAATGGTGAGATCGTCGCACTCGGCGAGGGTGGCAATATCGACATTCTCTCGCGCCCGTACCAGGATAAGCTGCGGGGCAAGGTATCACGGTTCGCCACCCATACCTTTGACCCGCCGAACATGATCGACAGGTACGAGTTGTACTTCACGGACAATACCCTGTGGGTACATGATTTCATTACCGGCCAGGGCTATAGTGCCGATGGCGACTTCACGTCTGGCAAGACCCTGATGGATCAGGCAATGAAGCGGTACCACATGCTGGGCAACCGGGATCTATTCACCCAAGCTGGGCAGTATGATGACTCGCTGGGTAGAGAGCTAGTCAAGGACGACACCGTGGGCGGGGACTTCATTGCAGTATCCAACCGGCGCACTGGTGAGTACGAGTCGCACTGGATCGACTTCGGTGAACCGGGATCTATTGGCAACATTGCGGAGACCCATGTGCATGGGGATGTGCGTAACGCTAACCTCACCATCAGTGCATGGCGTGACCACCAGGAACCATTGCCCAATACCGGCATACCTAATGTGCTGACCAGTGCGATATTCAGTGCGGCCAACTACATGGTTGCGGTAGGCAAGGCCCTGCTGGGCACGGTGTGTACGTTGAAACTGCGTATCCGACTTGTTGCGGACGCCAATGAGACATACTATCCCACGATGTACCAGTATGCCAGGATGTCATTAGCCAAGACCATGGTGGGCATCGTAGGCAAGATCGGGTTTGTGCTAACCAAAGGAAGGATCAGGTTACAGTAATGGACCAGTTGATAATGCTCATTGTGTGGATCATTGTCTTTGCCATAGTCGCCTATGGGTTGAACTACGTGTGTGTAATGTACAACCTGCCGCAGCCCATTCGCTGGATCGTGGGTGGGATACTGTTGATTATCCTACTGGTGTTCCTGTCCAATCA